GCAAAACCGGCCAAAACAAAGCTTGATACTCTAACAGTATCACCTCTAAAACCATAAGTCACACTCGGTATGTATTCCAAATAATAGTTCCATGTGATTGGTGAATTTGGCCTTGGAACGGCCAATTTCGGGTTCAAAAACCTCAGGAAAACCAAAACCTCAACAGATCCTGGGACGGTATCTGGAGCGATCAAGCTATTCAGCACATAAACACCAAAAGTTCCAAGTGCATAATTCTGGATAGGGTCTGTAACAGACTCACCCTCATACGTCCTTAAAAATTCAGTTTGCGCATTGAATGGAATCACTTCAGTGTGTACATAATTTGTACTTTCATCATTCGGCGCAAAGTTCATGTTCGAAGAATAGTTCACATTTCTCGATCCAAGTACCAATCCGGGAGCTCCATAAGCCATAAGGGCTTGCAAACGAACGGAGTGAAACTTAGTTTGTACTGCTACAAACGTCAATTCCACATCGCACCTCCAGAACATAAACTGATTCAAAACTGCAATGTTGATTGGAATATTATTTCCTTCAGCAATACCACATCGTGTATTCAAAGTTATCTTATAAAGTTCAGTACCCACAGGGGTATCTCTATCTACAGAAAACTTCGTCAACAAGGTTTGGTGTGCAAGCAATGTTTCAAATTTAGTTTCAGCAGGATTGAATAAATCCATCTGTTGGCGAGCCAAAGTGGCAGGCTTCAGTTGTAAATCAGTGGTCGGTCTCACACCGTGTGAGGCAGCCATGGATGAAAAGTGTTGTACCACGGGTAAAGCACCAGAAGCCAAAGGAGGGTTATCCAATGGCATTGGAATTTTAACATCAGCAGATAAATCTTGGTGAGCTTCTGCAGTCGCGTTATTAGATATACCTTCAATAGGCATATCTCCTCCCGCATTCCAATAGTTGCTTATACTCGTAGAAGACACATTTCCTTGGGCCTCAAACGGTCCATCAAAGGAAACCATTTCTGGAATTGATTCCAAACCTGTTACAGTATAGAATTTGTTCCTTCCTGGTTCCGCATTCAGTGGTCTCGGTATTGTAAACTTAGAGCCAGGGAAAGCTGAATAAACAGTCAGGGTTACTTCATTGTTGTCTACTGCAGAAAGTGCAGATAGTGGTGTCACATAAAGCGTCCCCAAAGACTCAGTTTCTCTCGCAATGGTATTCATCACCGAGCGTAAGTAAAGATATGGGATCGTCAGAGTATATGTTGAACTCTGATCGGGTTGAATCTTGACATGTGAACATGTTGTTATGTTCGCTAATTCAACTGGATACGCAGCCAATGGCACAAAATATGCCACCAACAAACCTTGTTGAAAAGGTGTTGCGTTAATTTGGAAAGATATTTCAATATCTCCCTTCCAGTATACAAAGCGATCAAAACCCATGTTTTGCACATTATCAGGTTCTCCAAGTGACAATAATCCAAAAGGCAGATCTGTACTAAAGATCGGTACTCCGGGAATATCAGCAGTGGTCCAATCAAATTGTCCTCTAAACACTCTCGATTCTGTGCCAAAGTCAATGCCCATCGACGTTTCATTCACAGCTTTATTAGCCATAAAATCCGGCTGGTGGGTATTAAGTCTAACACCATCCACAAGCTTATGCTCATTCAGCTTTGCCAAAGAGTTAGCAGGTGGGCCTTGGGCGAAAAATCCAAATGGAAAGTCTTCTCCTGATGCGGCAGTCCTATTTGCAACTGCTCGTTGCATTTCACTGCAGACGGGCATATCAATAGTTTCCAAATCCACTTCAAATAATGCCTTGTTAATTGCATCACAGAACCATCCATAATAGTCTTCTCCCCAAATACTAGCCAATTCCATCGCCATTCTACATTCGTCACGTATCGTTTTGTTTCGATTTCGCGTCCAGTGTATCATTTCTTGCAAAGTCTTCTTTTTCAGAGCTCCACAGTATTTCCCATTAATAAGTACAGGGTGTGCACCTAAAAATGTTATATCTTCGAATTTCCTAAAATCGTCTTTAAGTTCTTCATCTTTCGAGTCAGAGGTGTAGGTATGTCCAAGTTCTTTATATGTATCTCGGATTTTAAAAGGTGTCATAGTATCCTTAACTTCATCACTGAAATTATAGACATGATCATCACCTCCTACTTTCGCTCTGGCATGTTCGTCAAAGACCTTAGTCGGATTCCTTTTCGCGAAGATATATCTGATATGATTCTCATGCGTAACATTATTCATTATTGTTGTTAAAAACAATCCTGAAAAATATGTCACAAGAAAATATATCAGTTTGTCGGAAAACTGTGCAGGTGAAAAGTTTTGTTGTAAATAAAAACTTTGCAGTCCAGCTTCGGTTGTCAAGTCATTGCTGAGCTGTTCAAAAACCCAGTATCCCCATTTCAAGACAGGTCGCATTTGATGTTTATCCCATTCATCTACATCACCAGCAACAAAATTTTTGTTACCAACTTCAGATAAATATTCATAAATCATATGCA